ATATTAATATATATATGTTAAAATTAGTAAATAATTCAATTACTTTTCAAGTAATAATAAATTCATTACACGAAGCTTTTGATGAATTAAATATAAATCATGAAGTTGTTAATAATTATGATAGAAATGATTATGATAATGTATACTTAATTTGTACCACACACGAAACAAACGATTTACCTGTTCATTATATATCTTATAATTTTGAACAATTGACCACAAATAAAGATTTTGGTGATAATTATTATGAAAGATTAAAAAATGCTATTATTATATTTGATTATTCTTTAGAAAATATTAATTTTCTAAAGAACAAGGGTATAGATGCACATTTTTTACCATTTGGCTATTCAAAAAGTTTTGAATATGATAATATTCAATCAAAAAATATAGATTTTGTATTTACTGGAAGTATGAATGATAAGAGATATAGTAAAATGAAAGATATAATTAAATTATATGATAATAATTCGGATAAGATATTTATAGGCACAGATTGTTGGGGATGTAATTTATTTAGGACATATGCAAATAGCAAAATCGGTTTAAATTTACATTATTATAATGGAAATACTATATTAGAAGTTACAAGAATTAATTTATTAATAGCAAATAAGGTTTTAGTTATTAGTGAAAGAAGTAATGATTTATGGTATGACAGTAAATATGAAAATATTGTTAATTTTATAAGTGACAATGTTCCAATTGATGAATATTACTTGAATGTGTTAAATGATTATAATCTTAGTAATGAAGTTGAAAGACGATATAATGAATTTAAAAATAATCATAAATTTGTTGATTATATTAAAAACGTAATATTTATAATTACTCAGATGAAGCACTACTAATTGAACTTAATGAAGAACCGTCGTCATCACTATTAAAAGGGGCGAAACCAGTTTCAAAATTATCATTTATTTTGGATAAAACTTTTGGGTCTATATCATCTTTTACAAAATCGTTATTTTTATTCCCGCCTTTTTCTTCTCCGTCGAAAAATGAAAATAGTTTTATATTAGAAGCTTTGAGATAAAAAAAGGTGATTGTAAATACCACATAAATTATCACAAATAGAAGTACATTGGATAATTTAAAAAAGGAATAAGGCTCTTCTTCATCTGGATTATTGGAAGCTTTGTTATACTCCAAATATTGAATAATTAAGAATATTATTATTGATACAAATAAAGAATTTAAGTAATATTCCATAGTTATCTAATTATAAAATAATGATTAATTATATATAAATATACGCATTAGTTATATATACAAAATGAAATTAGAATTGCGTAAATTCGATCCTTCAACTATCAAGAGTGATTCTGTCGTTGTTTTTATCGGTAAAAGAAACACTGGTAAATCTTATTGTATGAAGGATATCCTTAGTTATCATAAAGAACTTCCTGTTGGAATAGTAATCAGTCCCACTGAAACAGCCAATAACTATTTTGAGAAATTTATTCCAAATATGCTTATTTATGATGAATATGAACCAGCTATTGTGAAAAGATTTCTTGAACGTCAAATATCCATTAATAAACAGAAAGGTGACCAATTGAAGAAATATGGGTCGTCTGAAATTGATAGTAGAGCCTTTTTAATTCTCGATGACTGTCTTTATGATAAGAGCTGGCCAACTGATAAAAATATTCGTAGTATTTTTATGAATGGTCGACATTATAAAATCTTCTTTTTGATTACTATGCAGTATTGCTTGGGTTTGCCACCCATTCTAAGAGCTAATATCGATTATGTTTTTATTTTTAAAAATAACCTCATTAAAGAAAGAGAAAAGATTTATCATCATTATGCTGGTATCTTTAATAACTTTGAAACCTTCTGTACAGTAATGGATAATTGTACTGATAATTATGAATGTTTAGTAATTGATAATAAGGTTCAGAGTAATCGTTTAGAAGACCAGGTGAAATGGTATAAAGCCAAAGATGTGGATTTTAAACTGTGCTCGCCTGAGTTATGGAGTCTGTGTGCTCTGGAAAAGGAAAGAAAGGAGAATACACTCTTTTATGAAGACGAGGAAGATGAGGAACCTTATGACCCGAGTGTTTTTATGAAAAACAAAAATAAGGTCAAAATTAATGTGAAAAAGAAAAATTAAATATAATTAAGGATGAGTATTATCTATGATACAGTAATTATTGGTGCGGGTCCTGCCGGATTAGCTTTTGCCAATTATGCAAAGAAACATAAACCTAATCAATCAGTTTTAATCATTGAAAAGGATAGGGTTATTGGTGGGTGTCATAAGGTAAATAGAAAGAAATATCAGGATAGTTATTATTTTTGTGAACACGGTCCGCGCGTTTATATTGGGAATTATGTAAACTTCTTTTCGTTATTAAAATCGATGAATTTAAATTTCAATGATTTATTTATAAAAAAATATTCATTATTTAACATCATTAATAAAAGTGTATTGAAAGACCAAATTTTAAGTTTTATGGAATTATTAAAATTAACAAGGGATTTCATAATAATCATTTTTGATAATAAACACGGTGTTAATATGAGTATGTATGATTATATGAAGTTGAATGATTTTAGTGATGAAGCAATTAAAAATATAGACTTCTTATGTAGTTCTTTTGACGGTGGTGATAGTAAAAAGATTTCCTTAAATAGTTTTATAAGTACTACCATACAAACCTTATTATATTCCACGTATGTCCCTCGAAGACCAAATGACGAAGTTCTTTTTAATTATTGGCAGAGGTTTTTAGAAATGAAAAAGGTTCATTTTTCCTTACAAACAGCAGTAAGTGAGATAATTCCTAAGGGAGATAAAATTGATATGATTGTTTTAAATGATGGAACAAAAGTAAAAGGCACAAATTATATATTTGCGATTCCACCTGCTAATTTAGCAGGAATCAAAGGTTCAAAAGAGGTTTTTGATATTACGGATGATTATGTAAATGCCACTGAATATCACGAATATATATCAATTTCTTTTCATTGGGATTATGAGTTAAAATTGGAAGATGATGCTTCAGTTTTTAATATTAAAACAGAATGGCAATTGATTCCCTATAATATGAGTGCTTTAATGAAATTTAAGGAAATAAAATCAAAGACGGTTGTTAGTTGTGCTGTGGTAAATACAAATGCCAAAGGTAGAGTTATAAATAAAACGGCAAATGAATGTAATGAAAAGGAATTGATTGATGAGGTTTATGAACAATTACGATTGATTTATAAGAATATTCCAAAACCCACATTGGCATTTGTAAATAATGAAAAAAGAGGTGATAAATGGGAATCCAATGAGACAGCTTTTATTAAAGTTCCTAATTATGATTATTTGGATTTTTCAAGTAAGAAATATCGAAATATTTATTGCTTAGGAACTCATAATGGAAAACAAAAGAATTCATTTACTTCATTAGAATCAGCAATCAGCAATTCCATTAAATTAGCAAATATAATCTTTAATAAAAAAGATAAGATAAAACGCTGTTTTGATATAAGGGATTTAATTATCGTAATAATTTCTACAATTATATTAATATTATTAATTAAATGGAAATTCAGTTGAGAGGAAATCAAGAAATTTTAAGTGATTATATTAAGAAAGAAGAGATGATTAAAAATGAGGATGGTGATGATGATACAATTAAAATAGTTACAGTAAGTGACGAGGAATCGCCTAAAATTGAACCAATCAATGATAAAGTCTTTATTGAAATTCCTGTACCTCAGAGAAATCCTTCAGCCTATGCTGAATTGGTAAATGTAACACAAGCATCTCAAACAGGAGATATGGAAGATAAGACAGATGTTTTTTTGAATAGAGCAGACCAATTATTAAAATTGATAAGTGAAAGTAAAAAGAAAATTGCTAATAACCTCTATATTGTTTCTGCTAAATATGATTTAATTTATTTTCGATTTAATCGTATTTCTTTATCTATATTAATAATCTCAACAATAATTACTTTTGTGGAAGCCATTCGATTAACAATCGTAAATTATGATACTCAGTATAAGGGGTCTAAGGTGGGTGAATATATATCACACGAAACAATTTCATTAATTATAAATGTATTATCACTGTCATTAAGTACAATTCTTACTATTCTAAGTTCAATTGTGAAATTTAAGAATTATAGGGAAAATATGGATAAATTGAAAAATATTCACGATACTTTGTTTAATTATAAGAATTTATATGATAAACAAAAGGAGTTAGTTAAATTTTTCAAGATGAGTAATTCACTTACTGATGAACATTATGAAAAACTTAAGGATACTATTGAGGGTTATAATAGAGATATTAAAGATATTAGTGTTTTTGAAAATATCAGAAACGAAGATATTCTTAAATTTAATAAAATAAAAGTTGCTCACGACATTAAACTTCATAAATTAGCAACTGACAGAGAAATAGAATTACTTAAAATTACAATGAATAACAATAAAAAGAAAGAAAAACTCGAAGATGGTAGTATTAAAGCCAGATGTTTTAATTAGAATAAGCTAAGCCACCCATACCAGAGAGGATACGAAGGACGTTGTAATTGGTGGTATAGATATAAATTTCACCAACAACTGAGGCAGACACTGATAAAATAGCAGTATCAATACGAGACATATTTAAGGTTCCTGATGGTTGATGCTCCTCTGGTTTGATGGCAAATGAATAAACATTGATACCCTCGTGATAAGCATCAGGAGTATTCTCGTGATGCTGATAAGGTTGAACTAATGAGAAATAATTTCCAACGCGCTCAGCAAAACGGTCATTGCCATTGAGTTGTACCTTGGCCTGTGAAACTGGATTGGTACCTAACCATTGATTGTTATCTCTATTGCGAGTGGAGAAATTATTCCAAAATAATTCATAATTGCCAGAATTAGGAACAGTGGTATCTTTAGATGGTTTAACATACCATACTAATTCCTTACAGGGATGATTAAAATTCATTCGAATGCTCTTGGTAGTATTAGCGCTTGCGATGGTGTCACTGCCAGTGAATTGTAATTGTTCAATTAAATACTCGTGAGATAATTGGGCAAATCGTCGACGTTCATCGGTATCAAGGAAAATATAATCAACCCATAAGTTTATATTAGTTAATTTTAAGTTATCAGTATGAGAAGCAGTGAATTGTAAATTAGTTAGAGGAGGAGCAGCAGGAGTTGTAATAGCAGTTCCATTTAAATCCACCAATTCGAAAGCTTTATCTGAATAGTTAGCTTTGTTATCTACAAGATTAGCTTTTGATTCTAAGTCGATGTTTATTTTTACTTCGTGATATTGAAGAGCTATAAGAGGGAGAGCGAGACCAACATTACGACAAAACCAGAATTCAAGAGGAACATAAACGGTATATGAACGTTTGGCAGGTATATATATGGAATGATTGAATTTATCACCACCAACCATAGTATAATAACCATTGCGCTTTCCATAAGGTAATGATAACTCATTCCAGATGTATAACCATTCGGCATAATGTTTGTCAATACGTTGACCTCCAATCTCTAATTCAATAGTCTTTAATAATTTAAGACCGAAATAAGGAACTAATGCCACGCCGTTATTTTGCGTATTAACAGCGGCTACGTCATTATCATTAGTAAAAGTTGCGCGTAAATAAACACGATTGATTAAATCACCATTTCGGGTTATTTGACAGGTCACACGAGATCCAAAAGCAGGAGTGCCATATTCTTTATACTATAATAGGAGAAAAAAAAAGAATAGTAAAAATCTAATTAGAGTATGCTAAACCACCCATACCTGAAAGAATACGAAGAACGTTATAATTAGTGGCATAGACAAATAATGAAGAATTTGTAGCAACATATTTAAAACTGGTAACTGGAATAGCAGCTTTATCATATATCTCTAAATTGAGAACAGCAGTATCAATGCGAGACATATTTAAAGTTCCCGAAGGCTGATGTTCTTCTGGTTTAAGAGCGAATGAATAAACATTAATACCGGCATTAGAAGGAACATTTTCGTGATGTTGGAAAGGTTGAACAACATTAAAATACATACCATCGCGAAGAGAAAAGCGGTCATTACCATTTAATACTAATTTAGCACTTGAAACTGGATTTCTGGCATATATAACCTCACTATTATTTCCGAAAAGACCATCAAAATGTAATTTCTTGTAATAATTTTCAGTTGATAAATCACCAATTGCTATGGCATCTAATTTAGTAGTATAATTAAACCAGTTGTTTTTATTTTGGTCAGAATTAGTTAAAAACCAAATTAATTCCTTACAAGGATGATTGAAATTTAATTTAGCTTTTACACTTGTACTGCTAACAGCTTCTTCGCCAGTGAATTGTAATTGTTCGATTAAATACTCGTGAGATAATTGGGCAAATCGTCGACGTTCATCAGTATCAAGGAAGATGTAATCGACCCAAAGAGAGGCAGTAAAGGTGGGATCACCAGAACCACCAACTAAAGTACAATTAACTTTATTTTCAAAATTAAGATTAATCTTTACTTCGTGATATTGAAGAGCTATGAGAGGAAGAGCGAGACCAACATTGCGACAGAACCAGAATTCAAGCGGAACATATAATACAGGAGCAATTGAAGCAGTTGAAGCAGTAGTGTCATTTACCTTGCCACCAAAAGCACCAACCATTTGATTATAACCGTCGCGTTTAGCAGCGGGGAGAGATAATTCATTCCAGATGTATAACCAGTGAGCATAATGCTTGTCAATACGTTGACCACCAATTTCAATTTCCACATAATTAATGACACGAAGTCCAAAATATTTTACATAAGCTGCAGTACTAGTATTAGTCAATCGTAATTGTAAATAAACACGATTTATTAAATCACCATTTCGAGATATTTGACAGGTCACACGAGATCCAAAATCAGGATTGCCATTGAAGGTTTGTTCTATCGCCTCAATCGCAAAATTGGTATGACGACGATATACAGCTTTGAAATATTCTTTATACTATAATAGGAGAAAAAAAAAGAATAGTAAAAATCTAATTAGAGTATGCTAAACCACCCATACCTGAAAGAATACGAAGAACGTTATAATTAGTGGCATAGATATTAATAACACCTGAAAGAGTTCCTGTAGACTTTTTAGCATCAACTGCTAAAACAGCAGTATCAATACGAGACATATTTAAGGTTCCAGATGGTTGATGCTCCTCAGGTTTGAGAGCAAATGAATAAACATTAATGCCTTGATTGGCAGGGATATTAGTGTGATGTTGGAAGGGTTGAACATAATTGAAATAAGAACCATCGCGTTGAGCAAAACGGTCATTTCCATTTAATTGAAGTAAACATCGTTCAAATGGATTGGTTGAATTTGGATGGAAACCCGGTTCAACATTATAAACCAAATTTTTGATAAATAAATCATTTTGGGCAGCAACAGCATTACTCGATGCAGCAATATCTTGGTCTACATCAGCGAAAGCAGGAGCAGATAACATAGCAGGTTTTTGAAGTCCTGTTAAGAAACTTCCATCGGCCTTTACGGTATAGTTGTACCAATGGTTGCGAGTAGTGCTGGAGGCGTATTTAGCAACCCATACTAATTCCTTACAAGGATGATTGAAATTTAGTTTTACACGAGTGGAAGTGCCTGAAGTTCCAGTAGTTAAACTTTCGGAACCAGTGAATTGTAATTGTTCGATTAAATACTCGTGAGATAATTGAGCAAATTTACGACGTTCATCAGTGTCAAGGAAGATGTAATCAACCCACAAGTTAGCCTTCTGTAATTTATAAGTGGTTGATGGGTCAATAGTATCGTTAGCAGTACCTGCTGTGCCCATTTGATATATACAATTGTTATGAGCTTCAAATTCAATCTTGAGTTTTACCTCGTGATATTGAAGAGCAATGAGGGGAAGAGCAAGACCTATGGTACGACAGAACCAGAACTCTAAAGGCACGAATAAGGTTACACCAGTTGAAGTAGTATCACTTGTGATATCCTGATCAGCACCTACCATTTGCTCCCAAGCATAGCGCTTGCCAATCGGAAGAGAGAGCTCATTCCAAATGTAAAGCCAGTCGGAATAATGCTTATCTATTTGCTGACCGCCAATTTCTATGGTTACAGATTTTAATAAGCGTAATCCAATATAATTAACGAACATATTGGAAGCAGTCAAAGTAATTTGGGGATTACCAGTTAAATAAACATCCTGAGCACCATAAGCGACAAGTTGAAGAAGACCACCACCCATTTATGCTATATTCTTTATACTATAATAGGAGAAAAAAATAATACTTATTTTTAACTATATAAGCATATTTAAAAACATTAATTTATAGATAACATTTAAATATGTTTAAAGATAAAACAGCAAAAAAACGGGTTTGTTCCAATAAAGATATATCTACATTAGACGCCATGCATAATAAAATTATTACCACGTATTCGAATAAAATTCTGGAAGAGAAAAAAAATATTGAAAAAATAAGGGATTTGGAAAATACCTATAATTGGATAAATTCATTAATCGTTAATTATAATAATGATGGTAATACAAATGATACCTATTATAATGAATTATGGAATAGTAACATTAGAATTAAGGAAAATATCATTAAAATAAAAGATGAATTGAAAGATATCAAAAATTTTAATGAAATTGAATATTATGAAAAAACAAGTTACATCTTATTTAATTATTATGATATGATTGAAAAACAAACGACGAATACCACCAAAATTAAAAATATTAAATATAAGAATAAATCTATTATCGAATCATTCAATTTACTTATTGATAATAATAATGAAAATTCCAATGAAAATTCGAATGAAATCGAAAAGAGTTCATTGGTAGATGAATATCTCTCTATTACTAATAATAATCATATAAAAAAGATTGAATTTGATAATAGGGAGTTATGTAGAAGTTGTAGGAATGTATTGACCTGTCTTCAACACGAGGCGATTATGATTTGTAGTTTATGTGGATATCAAGAACCATTATTAGTAGAGCAAAATAGACCCATATTAAAACAAAATACGAAAGATACATCTCATTTCAGTTATAAGAGAATTAATCATTTTAGAGAATGGTGTAATCAAGTCCAAGGTAAGGAGAGCACAGATATCCCAAATGATATCTTTGAGAAGATTTTAAATGAGATTAAAAAGGAAAAGATTGCTGACACGAAGAAGATTACTTATAATAAAATGCGGGAAATATTGAAACGTTTGAGGATTAATAAGTATTATGAACATATTAATTATATCATTAATAGGATTAATGGAATACCTACACCCCAATTTTCAGCAGAATTAGAGGAAAAGTTGTGCTCGATGTTTAGAGACATTCAAGCCCCTTTTCTTAAACATTGCCCCAAAGACAGAAAGAACTTCTTATCTTACAGCTATGTCTTATATAAATTCTTTCAAATACTTGGACTTAAGGAGTATCTTAAATTTTTCCCATTATTGAAAAGTAGGGAGAAATTATATGCTCAAGACCAAATATGGAAAAAAATATGTGAAGAATTAAATTATCAAGTTATTCCATCTCTCTAACCTGGGAATCCGACTAATCGGAAACCAGCACCTAAGCCAACACCCTGGCGAGCTCCAGCAGAGATAGATGGGGATAATAAGTCAAAGATGGAGAAGACGCAGGCAGCAGTTAAGGCAATCATCCATATCTCATTCACTTGAAGTTTTTGTTTAGGTAGGAGATAGGCAGCAAGAGCAACAAAGAGGGCTTCAATAGCATATTTAAGTAATCGTATTAAAGCCTCCCATAAATCAAAGGTATAATTCGCATCACCGTTCATATTATAAATAGTCTTTATACTCTATATTAAAAAAATAAAAATATATATAAGATTTTTATTTTATTAAT